TTGCTAGTGTTTAATGCTAATACTACCGCCCGAGTAAATCCTTCTTCATCAATAGCGCTTGGGGCATTGACATTAACAATAACATTTCCGCGCTCTTCGCCTTTTCTTGCTGCGGCTACATCAAAGCCAGAAGGGATAGCGTTACCGCTTGGATTTAATGCAGATGGAAAAGTAGGCATTGTTCCTGTAACGACTGGAATAGTAACTCCACCGCCGCCGCCGCCGCCACCGCCAGTAGTTCCACCGCCAGTAGTTCCACCGCCAGTAGTTCCACCGCCAGTAGTTCCACCGCCAGTAGTTCCACCGCCAACAGAACCGCCAAATGGTAATCCACCGCCTGTTATTGTGTTTGAACCTGTTGCACCAGTTCCAATTTTTGGAATCAATCCAATATTAGGCAATACTGGTATTCGGTTATAAGCAGCAATAATTCTGTTGATTTGTTCAATAACTGAATTAGCTAAATCTTTGACTTCTCTAGTAACTGTGGCAACGATTGTAACAATTCCAGCAATAGTTTTACCTACTGCCACTATTGAATTTACTAAGGCGTTTTCAAATATAGGAACAAGAAAAGTTTTAATAAAAGACCATAAATCGCGCAGAGTATCTTCGTTATCTTTAAATGCTTTAATGATTGGATCAACGGCTCTGGCTTTGGCTTCTTGAAATTTAGGAATCAAAGTATTAACAAAGTAATCCATCAAATTTTTTAGCATAGGTAATAATGCAGCGCCTACGGATTCTTTAGCTTCATCGAAGCCGACTTTAAGTCTAGCTATCTGGCCTTCAAAAGTATTTGCTTGAACTGTGGCTGCACCGCCAAAGGTATCGGCTAATTGCTTAACTGTTCCTTCTAATCCTAAAGTCTTTATTTCAGCAGCAGATAAACCAACGCCTAAACGAGTAAGAGCGCCAGTATTGCCTTCGTAGGCTTTGCCTAAAGCATTAGATACTGACTCAACGCTTTTGCCAGTAGCAGCTGATATATCTAAAGCTAAATTTAATAAATCTTGGGATTGAGTAACTGATCCTGTAGCAGTTGCTAGGCGCTGAAGCGCTGGGCGCAATTGGTCATCAGCAACACCAGTAGCTAATGAAGTTTTAAGTATCTGCTCCTCAACTGCTGAAATCTGGGCTTCGGTTGCGCCAGTAACATTCTTTAAGGCATTGGCTAAACGAAGCTGGGCAGCCTCATCTTCGATGGCTGCTTTAACGCCATCAACGGCTAACTTAACCGCATAGGCGGCTGCTGCTGCCGCTGCTGCTGCGAAAGCTGCTGCTGCAACCTTGCCAAACTTCTCTAACTTACCGCCAAAGCCTTCAACCTCTTTAGAGCCACTATCAAGATTTTTCTTGAGATCAGCGACATCAGCAAGAATCGAGAGCTTGAGCGTTCTACTGCCAGCCATTACTTATCCCACTCTTTCAATATCTTGGAAAATGCTTCTTGCCATTTTTTAATCAATTCAGGCTGAATCTTACGAAGGGTTGGGTAGATAAAGTAGCCAGCGTTTCCCTTACCTTTGCTGGGTGTTCTTCTGGGGAACTGACGCAAGCGATTACTTCCAAATTCATAACCCGCCCAGAGTTTTTGTGTGCTACCGCCACCAGAAAAGCGCTGACTTGCAAAGCCGTAAGAGAACTCTCCGATTTTGGAACTGGCCGAGACTTTAACGCCAGTTGCAATTCTTCTAACTGCTTCTTGACCAAAAGTCCTTGTGAGCGCATAGGCTTTGATTTCATTTGCTGCGTAAGTAGCCAGCGCGCTAGATTCGCGTTTAGCTTGGCTAACGGCTTCGTCATCCATCGCTTTAAATGCGGAAATGATTGAGCGGAGCTCGCGCTTGTCATAGCTGATTGGTAACTCATCTGCCACCGCTACGCTCCTTTAATATATCTATGGCCGTCATTACTTGGTCTATATCTGTCCAGTAAGGCATTGGAATCCCAGTTGCGATAGCAATCTCGATGATTAGTCGGTTGATGCTTCCAGGCTCGTAACTTTTGGGCTTTCATCTCCAATCGTCATTTCCTCAACTGTCAGCTCCCAAATCTCTTGGGACTTGGTTGGCTTCCCTGCTGCTTCGCGCTTATACGCAAAGTAGGCAAGGTCTAAGAAGTCCGCTTGCTGATAAGCCGTTATATCCTTCATTGAATAAATCGACTTACCAGTTTTGCGTTCCCACTTAGCCCATTCTGGCAAGCCAGCTTGGTAAGTAACTGATTCGCCTGAGCTGTATTTAATTGTGATTGAAATTTTCATAGCTCCCGATGCTCCGATCTATTAGGTAAAGCTTTCTGCTGGTTGTCCAATTACTGTCATTGTCCAAGTGTCAGTTAGCGCTCCTGGTGCTGCGCCTCCTGCTGTTGGAAATATTGGCAGAACTTGGAATGTAAAAGTTGCGCCAGATGCGGCTGTAAATACTGTTGAGATTGCAGTATTAGGCGCTGATTCTGCTACGCCCCAAATAATTTCAAATAGAGAGCCAGTCGCTCCCCAATCCTGCAATAGTTCAAGTGTAAAAGTCCATTGCTTATCTACGGACTTATAAGCGCGACCATCAAGGGTTTGATAAGTCTCGATAATTGTTTCGCAGCTTAAAACTGCAGAAGTAGTTTGAGCATCGAAGTTGTTACCACCAATGGTAAAACTAACATCGCGCCCAGTTATTACTGTTGTTGGCATTTAGGTCTCCTATGCGGTTTGCTCGTAGCGGACGCTCAAGCGTATATCTGAAACTAACAGGGTAGTAGTTCCTACTTCGGTTACCGAAGGTCTTTCGACTATTGATAACTCATACTTGGACGCATTTAATGCGCCAAGAATACTGATGACCATTTGCTCTAAGTTATCTAAAGCAGCGGCATTGCTGAAATACGCAACGCAAGCGGTGATGGTGTAATTTAATTTAACTCTAGTTGTGGCTTTTCCCAAGACTTCAAGCTCCATATAGGGCGAGTCTGGAATGACAATAATTGCTGGGACAATAGGAGCTTCAGGAACTGAGTCGTAAATGTTGGCAGCTACGCCAGCAAGCGCAGTCTTTATAGCGCCTCTAACATCTGTGGCAATTGTTGATGGCATTAACCAACCATCGTCTCTACATCAAGGTATGGGCCAAGTAAGCCAGTTACTTTGGCAAGTAAATTCTTAGATAGGCGGTAAGGGGTTACGGCAAAATCTACGCCTTCTATTGATCCACCTGCTGCTGTTCTTGCTTGGAATATTTCGACTGAGATAGCCAGAATTGCAGCTTCAGCATTGGCATTTCCGACATAGGTTGATAGTCCAGAGAGCGCAGCGTTTCCTGCTGGGATGATATTTTTCTCCAATATATCTGCATTGGTGATTGCGACTGTGAATACATAATCTGAAATCTCGTCATCGGTTACTGTGTGTGTGCCGTTAAATGGTGATCCGCAGCCAGTAATAATTACGGATTGGCCCTGAGTGAATTCTTGAATTGTTGCGGTCTCAAAGTAAGCGATGTTATCCTCAAGCTTTACTTTGTTAATTTTGCTTTGGAAAGTGACCAGCATTGGCAAAACTAGGTTTTCTGAAGCATCGACAATATCGTTTAGATAAGCATCGTTATATAGGGATGACGAAACGCCAAGAATCGTCCTAAGCTCTGTGGCCGTAACTATTGTTGGCATCTCGTCATCCTTTCAAGCAGTTAGGTGAGCGGCCAGCTCGGGAGCGGACTGGCCGTCACTACTAGGGTTTTATCAGGTTAAGTTGAAGTGGCAAGAACCATTTGCAACTTTAACGGCAAGTGCGCCGTAGCCGTAGTAAGCAACCTCAATCTGGCCGTTTAGAGCCACATTTGTCTGCAGACGGAATCTGCTGGATTCATACCAAGTGTAAGAATCAGGATTGATTACAACCATTGTTCCATCTCCAGTTGGAGCTGCGCTCTGGTTGATGCCAAGTGCGCGAGATACATATAGATCAAGTCCAGCAACATTTCCGCGAAGGCTTTGTGGGCTTACTGCTCCACCTGCGTTTTGAGGCTGTGAAGCTGTGTAGATTGGACGGCCTGAATCGTTGTAGCTCATAATCTTTGACCATTGCTCAGGTGTCACAATTAAGTTACGAGCAAATCCAAGAGAATCAGCATAAACTTCAGCAGCTGCTTCAGCAACGAAGCTAAGCAAGCCTGTCGCGCTATTTGCTTGAGCTGTTGGTGCTAATTGACCATTAGCAAGAAGTTGAGCAGCAACAAATTTATCTGTTGCAAGTGAATAGGCATATTCCATCTGACGGACTAGCTCATCAAAGAATACTGGATTGCTTCGGTCAAGAAGTTCAACGGAGAAGGTCTGGCCACCTGCATACTTATTAACATTTACTGTTAGGAAGCTGTTGGTCATTCCTGTCTCGACAATTGCATCGCCTTCGTTCTCATCTTCAACTGTTGGAACGGCTGTAATCTTTGGAATCTCAAAGCTCATACCAGCATCTGGTAGGACTCCGCGAGAGATTGCATCAATTGTTGAACGATCAGCATTTGATAGTGGGTTGATTACTTCAGTTAGCTGACGAGTTGGGATGAGGCCAGCGTTATTGGAAGTCGTATCATCTGCTGCCAAAACATACTGGCGAGCATCGTCATCACCGAGCTTAGCGCGAACGCTATTCTCAAGATATTTTGCCTTGGTAAATTCAAGGCGAGGTGCTGTGTAAAAGGCTGGGCGAGCTGCCTCAACCATATTTGCTTTAGCTGCTTCTACCGCTTCTTCAACGGCAGGAGCAGGAGCGGTAGTGTCAGACACTTGGTCTCCTTCGGTTGGTTTCTCTGAATCAGCGGTTGCCAAGTCAGAATCTTCTTTTGGTGCTTCATTCTCTGATGCTGCTACTTCGCTAACGCGAGCAGAATCAATTGCAGGATCAGTTACTAGAGATACCTCATCTAAAGTTGCTGAAGTAATCTGCATAACGCCTTTGTTGTTTGTCCATTCGTTAATCTGAGCGCCAACGCTAAATCCATCGCGCAGACCTTCAGTTGCTTCAATTAGAGCATCTTCTCCAGCCATAGTATTGGCAATCTTGAAAGTTGCTTCAATACCAGACTTAGTTACATTATGAGAGACCATCTTGCCAATTGGACGAGTGCGGTCGTGCTCAAGAAGCAACTTAACTGGCTTGATTTCAATTGAATCAGCTGCAAATACTGTTGGGCCAACTGAAGTATTGCCTTGCTCGTTCCAAGTGACAATAGTGCCAGTTATAGTGCGCTTAATTGTGTCGGCCGCTGTAACGACCATTGGGATATTAACTTTCATTAGGGATTAAATCTTCCTCTCGTTGAATCTGCTCAACGCTCATCGCGCCAATGCGGTTTAGGATTTCATAAACTTGAGCTCTCTCTAGTGCGTTACCGCGTAGGAAGTCATCAAGTGCAAAGCGCGTCATTACTGGATTGGGTGTGAAGTCTGGCAATGATAAGCGTTCCTCAATTGCCTTAAGTATTGGGCGAAGTGAGAAATCTACTAATGAACGCCGCTCGGACACCGCGTTTGAATAAGTCATAGAAGTCGTTTCGGCGCTCAAGAAGTAGGCTGGTATTCCACAGGCCCGAGCTAATTCTAGTGCTACATATTGACGCGCCTCTGCAAGTTGCATTGATTTAGGATCAAAACCAAATTGCTGTAATTCTACATCTGCATTTAGAAAAGCTGTTGATCGAGATTGGCGAGCAGTTTTCCAAGCGGTTAGCAAGGATGAAATTCTTTCGGCAGTTAAATTAGTGCCATTAGACTTCAGTACCATTGAAGGAGCAGGCTCTTTAGCATAATTAACTGCTGCGTTTTCGAGATAAACTGCTGCTGCTATTGTTTTGCCAGCTCTGTGGAGTAAGCCTTCATCTCCACCATCAAATCTTATGATTGAACCTACGCCACTAAGCGGAACTGCTTTACCATCAACTTTGTAGCCAGTAATTGTGGTGTTAAGGAAATCGGTATCAACTGTAACTCGGTCTGGACTTACGCGAGTCCAAGCTCTTACGCGACCGCCATCTGTTGCGCTATACATCTCAAGCACTTGACCATAACCAGCGCCATATAGCCAGATATCTTCTGCAAGCCAGCAATAGATTACGAATCCTGCAACTCTTGGGTCTGGCTGATTTATAACTCTATGTGGATCAACATACTGGCCAGTAATGCGGTTAAAAGTTGTTAAAGGTAATGAGCCAATAGTTCCGCAGATGATATTGCGAGCTCTTGCAACGGATGGAACGCTCATTGCTAATTGTCGAGTGGTATTAGTTGCACCGCCAAGAATACTATAAACTGAATCGCTAATCTGAACTGGTGTTAAAGCTGCTTGAACATCAGTAACGGCAATAGGGCGCTTGGCCTCAACTGCTGGAAATAGAAAATCTCTTATAGCACCCATTGCTTACATTGTAGGCGAGCGCACTTACACTATTTGAATATCTACGCCAGTTTCAGACTTGGTTGCGTAGTGTGTCGCTAAAGCTGAAGCAATTGCTCCGCAAATTGTCGTATTACTTACCTTGCGACCCATTACCCAGCCGCCGTCTCCAAAAGGTAGCTTAACGGCGGATAGGCATTGCTTTGTTAGCTCATCTTGTCCCGAGTGAGCCAACCGCTGAGATGAGATTGCTCCCAGTAACTCATCGCAGCTTTGTGCATAGTCAAGGCCATCTATCGGCTCAACCCTAATACCAGCAGGAGCTAATCGCGCAGCTACTGCCGATGCGGTTCTGGCTGAATAGGCAACCAGCTGAACTGGATACTTTCGCACCCATTCTGCTACATCATTAGCCATTGCTTTATCGTCTAGATTGGCAGGGTTATGCCAAGTCTGAAGCAATATGACTTGGAACTTATCGCCCTCAAGTCTTTGGCTAGCAACTAGCGCCGCTTCTTTTCTACTAGGGCTTAGATCAATAGCCAACCAAGTATCAGATTCAGGGTTGAGTCGAAGTCCCTCAACTTTGCAACTCTCCCACTGAGACGGATTGATAACTGGGTTTATCGTATCGACCCATTGACATAAGACTTCTGTGCGCACAATATCCTCGGGGTCTGACAATACGGCTCGGATATTATCTGGATGAACTGTTATGCCAAGTGATGGATTAGCTTGACAGACACCTAGCCAGAAGGCTGGTGAGTTATCGAATTTAATACCAATAGGAGCTGACCATTCGAACCAACCAATATCATCATTGCCACCGAAGATAGCAGCCATTGCTCTTTCCCTAAGTTTATTTAGAACTATGCTGTGTTGATCTCCAGCGTTTGAATAAACCCATATTTGAGGATTGGCTGAAGCCATTTGCGTATATCTCAAAGCTGACCAAACATCCTCATCTTTATACTCTCGGGCTTCGTCCAGATGAATAGTTTCAGGGGCTGCAATACCTCTGCCAGCCGAGTTATTGGCTCGGACGATATATCGCCTACCTTCAGTAAATTGAAGCTCTTGAAAGCCTTTACTTTCCAGCTTCTTAGTAAATTCAGCATTTAGCTTTGGGTTCTGTTCAATAATTGCATAAATCTTATAAAAGAGCTCTGCTGAAGTAGTTAATTTATGAGCAGTATGGACTTGCAGTTTTTCTTTTAATACATAGATTCTAAATAGAATTTGAAGCGCCATAAAGGTTGATTTACCCTGCTGACGAGCGCAAAGCAAAGTAACTACTGGATGAGCCCATCGGCCATCGGGTTTTTGTTTTAAGCTGTGATGAGCCAGCCATTGTTGCCAAGGCATCAAAGTAAAGCCGATTTCTTCACAAAATTTAATCATTTGCTCGCCTAAAGAGGGTAAATCATTGAGTTTTGTGTGAATACGCGGTTCTGGCACACCTCGGTAAGCCGATTCGTCCCTAACTCGGACAATCTCACCCAATTCAGCCAAAGCGATTTCTTTCATTCCGTATAGTGCCTAGCCGAGCCATTTTCAGGGAAAATCTTCCC